CATTCGCTTCATAACCTGAGCCTATTATTTCAGGCATTCTCAATTTTCTATCCAGAGCAAGCAGGGTGCCGACTATGCCATCAATCTTGCCTTGTGAACTCGCTTTATTTGGTGACTTGCCGCCGCCAGTTGGATTGACTTTGACTGATACATTATCAGCCATCCAGCGCAGGATCGGGTTTCCACCATGATTCAATTTCTTCAATAATAGAAGCCGTTCGAGTTCCTGGCATGGCCCGTTCATCGAAAGCCATCCCATCCCGCAGGCTATGACTTTTTCTTTCTTTTCAGTGCCGCCTAAATCTCTGTCAAGTTTCTGGGAAAATTCATAACCCTGAAAGCCCCGGTCAACACTCATTGATTCGATGTTGAAGCGGTCTTTGTCGCCTTGGATATAGTTTCCGTCTTTGTCGGTATAACCGGCGATCTTACCGCGTACAAGGTCATAGTCCAAAGCATCGCCGTCCGTAACTGTCAGATAGCCTTGCTTTGCCCATGTCTGGTATTGTTCCCTGTATTTATTTTTGGTATCATGCAACCTCGCCTCCGGGCACCATACCCTAATCAGGATGTCCACTAAATCTTTGTCTTGTTCGTCGGGAAACAGCATCACCCATACCGTCATATCAGATATAGCGGATAAGTCAATGCCGCCGTAGCATACCCTGCCCCTGCATGTTTCTTCTGTCACAGGACGGATGTTGTTTTGATCCCATAGCGCAAGGTCTAACCACCTGTTTTCCTGCTGTGTCCAGATAGAGAGCCGCTTAGTCAAAAAGTTATTTTGAGCCGAAGGCACTTGCATTGCTACCCGTGCTTTATCCCGCATGTCCTCCAATTTCGTCATGTAGCCTGGGATTGCAATACCATCAGCATCAAGCCCATACCGTTTACCTGATTCGCTGATGCCAAGAAGACCCGGCGCCGCTTTTACCCAGACATCCTCATCCGTCCAGTCATCCTCATGTCGTTCGCCTGGCTGTAAATCTTCTTTTGCTTCACGCAGATCCGGCCAGTCTTTTTTTGTGTCCAGAGTGTAGATGATCCCGAAAACCGAATCATCATTAAAACCATTTTCTATCTCAGAACCCTTCAGGATCGTGGCGATATAATCTCTTGTCTCGTAGCAGATACCAGTTTGGTTAAATCCTGCCGTCGTTATGATAGCAATCATCGGCTGTGAACGAGCGCCAATAGCATCACTGATCAGATCATGGACTTGTCTTGTAGGATGCGCGTGTAGCTCATCGAGGCTGGCAAAATGAATATCGAGACCGTCGAGGCTTTTTGCATCTGATGATAATGGTTCACATTTGGAGTTTGTTTCCAGTATTGAAATATTATGCGAAAAATAAGTGATTCGTTTTGCGAATATAGATTGTTTCGTCAAATTGACAACATTTGTCCACACAAGTTTAGCCTGGTCACGGGTCACCGCAGCCGCAAAGCATTCGCTGGCCGCCTCGCCATCGGCTATAAAAAAATATGCCATCAAGCCTGCGATTATTGTTGTTTTTGCCGATTTTCTGGACCCCTCCCAGTACAATTTTTTAAATCTTCGCTTCCCATTATCCGTGTGATACCAGCCCATCAAAACCCAAATAACAAACACAAAATGTGGAGCTAAAATAAACTCTCTTCCCTTGTATTCACTGCCTTTCCACAATCTGAGATAAGAAAAAAACTTAATAGCCCGCGCCGCCATCTCTGGTTTGAACACCAGTCCCCGGCCCGGCCCATGCTTGAGATCGTCAACGTGTCTTTGCACAGCCATTTTCACGAAACGCCCGGCGGTAACTCTACCGGACAACACGTCATTGATGTAGCCTGTGGCGATAGCTTCAATCCTGGTTATATCTGATACGGTTAAACTGGCCATTGATTATTTTGTCCTTGCATTCAAAAATTCATCAGCTTCATCGACTGTTTTAGCCGGTTGAACCCGCATTGACGATCTGGAGCTTGGTGTCATGCCGAGCAAAACGCCGGCTTTGAACATTTTGTCGTAGCTGTCCGCACAATTGCGGATAATATCGCGCCTTATGTTAGTCATCTGGAAACTTGCGTCTCGTTGAAGTTTCAAGAAAGGACTTGCTTTTATTGATCCGTCATCACGTTTGGTAATCGCCCCATGCTTCACCACCAATTTCGAGCCTTGATCCCAATGCTGATATTCTTCCCTGTACTGGATGAGCCTGTGCGATTCCATTGGCGGTTCACCGTCAATCCATAACAGTACCGAATCAATAGCTTTTAACTCATCGCACGACTTCACCCATATACTGTATGACTGGCAATAACCGGCCAGGTTCATCATATCAAGATCGGTCATTAATCCAATGTTTTGCAGTATTTTAGCAACTCTATTCCATTCTGCTTTTGCTAATTTATCCAGATGCACCGGACATTCCGGCATGTTCGCAGGCGGTTTAGGTTCATTTTCGTAAGTCTCTGCCTTATGTGACTTTTTCTTGCCGCCCTGGAGCATGTGGATTACTGATGGAATGGCCTTCCTTCCGCCTTGATGTGCCATGATTTAGCCTTTTTTTTTGATTTTTGGGTTCATTTCTCTCTATCTAAAATATAGGTTAAGTGTGTTTAGCTATTGATTGCACAGATATAAGTGAAATGTCAATAGGGAATATGGGTAATAAATACTCACATAGGGTGAATATGGATAAAAAATACCCAGTTTTACACACGTTATTTTTAAAATAGAATATTCATATTAAATCAAATACTTATAACTTTAAAGGATTATCTTGAAAAAACTTAAAGATTTTTCTTGGCTTGGGTGTTAAAATGGTTTAGATTGCGATCAACACTGGATGAGAAACCCCAAAACAAAGGAAACGAAAATGAAAAAAGAAATCGAAAAGATGGTCAAAGCCCAAATGTCAAATTGGGCAAAAGAAGACGGTATCGAAAGTATCCTGGAAATGGAAATATCGAATATAGACGAAGAAGAGATTGAAGATGAATTGTGGGTTGATAGCGAAAACATCAAAAAGGATGACCTAATGACGATCATTGAGGATTGTTTCTACACAGTCCAAAAGAAGGTCAGAGCGGCCCTGGCAATAGCAGAAGCGGCAATGTACTAAAATCACCGCCCCGGAAGGGGCACAAAGGAGAGAATATGAAAAAAGAAATTACTTGGACAACCGGAGCCGGAAAGGAAGCGAACGTGACAATAGAGTTGATCACCGAAAAAATCACCGATGCAGACGGCGATAATTTTGATAAACGTATGACTCACGAAAAATAAGAGCCACCGGTGAGGCAATCGCCGGTAAGGAAGCAAATAAGGAATCAGAATGAAAAAAAGCATCGCACCAAAAATAGAACAGTCCGCCGCAGACTGGATAAGCAGCATGTTCCCCAGTCTAAACGCAGGATCGACGTTCCTGCTTGAAGCCATGCCGGAACTCTACCGGAAAACTATGGCTGAAATGCGCAGCTTTGCCGATGATGAAAAGATTATTATACTGGATGTTTTACAGGATCACGGGAAAACCATGTGCAGAGGATCGGCGGATATGGCCGGAAGGTACTTGCCTCTGAAAATAAAAGACATATGTAGCGAAGTTGAGGATGATCCTGATAGCTTCACTTTCAGGATCAACAATCTCCCCAGGTTCCACGTCGCCTGCCTGGAAATTTGGGCAGCAGGATTCTGGCAACAGGAAGGGAAGAAAACAAAAGAAGAGTGGGTAGAGGCGTTTTAGTATTTGCAGTAAATTAATCCATCGGCATGATTATCAAACGAGCGCAGCACGGAATAACAATTTTTCGCTGTGATACCGGACGTTATGAAATCATCAATAAATAAAATACTTTTGTTCCGGTAACTCCAACCATCAAGAACTTCTGGCATTTCAGCTTCAATGCTTGAATGCCAGCCGTGACGGGATTTTAAAGCAATAGGCGATATAATGATTTTTTGTTTAAAAAACGGTTCCTTTAGGGTAACTTGCCAGAATGTAAGGAAATATGCCAAAAGTGAACGTTTGCTCAGTTTTTCGGACGTAGCAGGAATCG